TTTTCAGGCAAAAGCTGACCGCCAAATGTATTGACGTCTTTAATGATGCCACCAAAATTGTCTAGGATAATTGCTGAGTAGTCGTCCGATGCTACGGCACGATCCTGCGTTGCAAAGTAACGTGGTGCAGAGAACCGAATGGACTCGATTGTTTCTTGTGGTGCTCCTCCAGAAGAATTAGCCAATGTAGTAATAGCAGAAGCAGTAATAGCAGCACCGCCATTAACCCCTGACAAACCTTGTGTAAGCGTAAAGTTAGTAACGCCGTCTGCTGTATTTCCTGATGCGACTCGGTAGTTTGCTGTAACTAGAGCTAGGTTATCTGGATATCTACCAAATAGATCATCACCAAATATAAGCTCATACTGACCGTTCTGTGCAGCTTGCAAGAAGTACACATTTGAATTAGCACCTAGTCCGAATAGCGTTGAGGCATATGAGAAGGAGGTATTGACTGAAGATTCAGTAGCAACAATTGAAAGTGAATCGACGTCAATATTGGGATTTGTTAGAATGAACTGCTGTGAGTCTTGAGTATAGTCTACAATGAATGTATCGGTTACATATTGGCCTTCGTATACAGCTAGGTTAGCGATAGCAAAGGTATTGTTGCCTGAAAAGTAAGTTGTTTGAGCATTTGTTGTGAATGTATATTGGCCGTTTGAATTTGTACCAGAAAACAGTGTACCTTTGGGTATAACAAGCGGCGGAACTAGGCCTGTGGTTGTTAAGTTAAATGACAGCCCTGCAGATGACGAACGTGATGATTGCGGCAGATAATTAAGCTCTTTCGCATGCGAAACGACTGAATCCAGCTTTTGTGCTGAATCCAGGAACATCTCCGAGGCAATCATATTTAGATAAAAGGCATTTAGATATGTGTTGTATGTCTGCAGATCTATCAGCACATTCATGTTGGAATCTGTGAAGGAATAGTCCTTCAAGATGCTTTGTGTTGATAGGAAGTTTATATATTGTTGTTTGAGCGTATCGAAATCAAGAGATGTAATCGATAGGGACGTATTTGCGGCCATAGGGGTAAAAATACCTTTTTTATTCTTGCTTATTAAGGTATTTATACTCATAGATTAGGAAAGCGTGGGTACCTGACTCGCTCGGTCGAGCCAAATACACCACGCTTTCCAACGCTACTAACCAACTGAGCGGAAACTCAAACTAGCAGCGTATGCACCGTCAGATGGGGGTCAAACAACAGTGCATTTAAGTACAGTAACATAATCACACATTCAGTCAAAAGAAAAAGAGCAACTATTTCTAGCTGCCCTTTCCCTATGTGCACAGTCTAATTGCCAACTCTACCATACTTAAATCAATGCGGAAGGTAAGTTTGCGGACACACCATACGCATTAGCGACTTAAGGATGGCGATTATGTCATGCGGTGCGCTCCTGGTTGGTGTTAATGGGACTTACAGCGTAACAAATACAGCAGGGCTGTCAAGCGCTCCTGGTGAGAGCCTTCGTAACACGTACCGCTCCATGCGTGCTGACGCTCTGGTGCTCAGCAACAGGCACCGCAGATGGAGTAATAATCTTGAAGCGCTTGTGATTCTGCAAATGTGTGCGAGCACGCAGATCGTCATCCACTTTGGAAAGAGCGAAGATTTCAGCACAGCCGTTGATGCCGCAAATAATCGCAGTAACGATTCCAGGAAAACCGGTGACGATATCCTCGACCTGATCACCTAATTTGACAGTATATTCCTCGACCGAAAAAGGGGTTTCCGGCAAATTGTCGATATCGCACATATGAAGGTCGAATACCATCGCATCAGGTATTTTGTCGTCCTTCATCGGCTGTTGAATGTGGATTTGAGTTGCGCAACTCAAATTGTATTGGACCGCAATAACCTTGCCTGTGTATCCATGTGTTTTGGATGTGGCAGTAGCACCAAGCAAACGATAGTTTGAATCGCTCATGTTGTTTCCCTTGGAGTTAAAGTCAAGTGAAAACATTGTTACAAAGATAACAGTCTAAGTCAAAGAATTAGCGAACACGCTTTAATAGAATAGACAAGGATACAGGATTGGGATTATTTACTATTTGAAATACTATGTTAACTGCAAAGCCATTCTGGTCTGGAGAATCTAGTATGGACAGATTTACTATCGTTACTCTTGGCTCGAATTGACCCTGTGAAAGCATGATGGCAGTTCGAATATCTTCAATTAGGAAGGGCGTGTCTAATTCAAATAACGAAGCGTTGATATTCGTTCCAAAAAAGGGATTGAAGAAACGTGCGAAGATATTAGTATAGATTAGATTCTTGAACGCTTGTCTAACAGCGGCTTCATTCTTCAATATTACCAGCTGATTAGTGATAGGATGTTTTGTCAGATTATTTGTAAAATCTGAGTAGGTCTCCATCTTTTTCTGCGTTTGCGTGATTAAATCCGCTCGTGATGTTGACATGTAAAGCCCTTGTTATTATTATATATTTAGTGGACGGCAGTGAGTCTTCGATAGTTGGGATTTCAAGGAAAGCAAGGTCCTTCCCCCTCGTTGAGCTTAGACAATGAGTTAGGCGCCCTAGATCTTGTTGCTGAGTTAGCTGCCGTCCACGGCTATGGGGTTGAAATGAACTTCAATAAGGCAATTGATGAATTAACCGAATTCGGGGTGCCTGAAGAGGTGACGCACCGCTTAATTGCCGAGTTGGTAATGGCGGGTCAACAGTCAGTGTATGCTAGTTTGGGTGAGTTACATGGAGTTCCGGCAATAACAAGAGCGCAGTTGGGCGTCCTTATTGCCGCATTAATAGCAAAGGGTAAAAATGATATTTTGCCGCCTAGTGAACGGAAAATGGACCCCGTGTGAGAAGGAAGATGAGGGTTCTCGTGGTTTCAGACAAGTGCATCAGCACTCTGTTGTCCACTTGCTTAACTTGCTTAATTTTCTGTTTTGGATGGAACGTGAGCACCCCAGTGCTATGTGGGGTGGTGTCCGTATCCTCGACGCCCTTGAATCGTGCAGACAACTCTTAGGGTTTGACGAGGAAGCCTTTGAGAAGATCGAGCGTATCGTTTTGGGTGAGATTACAAATGAGTCGCTACCAACCACCCAATAGCGAAGAAGCAAAGCAGGGCTAGGGCGATCTCTATTTCGCTAATGTACTTGCCCACAAATGAATCGAGTTTCTTGTACATGGAAGGCTCCTGTTGCTGATGTGGCTACAGTAACAGGAAGACCTTAACGAACCATTAACTTGGTTCGTGTGATTTCAACAGCGTAAGTTCGTAGTCCTTGACTGCTTTATGCAGCAATACCATAGATTCCTGGAAGGATTTGTTTCCAGCTACTTGCATGATGATTTCGACAAGCTCGAGAGTGTCAATGAAGGGATCGTCCGAGATATCACTCATCTTGTCGTAGAGTTTCTTGGCAATTTCGTCTGCTGTAGCTTTAGATACAGTCATTTTACGGAGTCTCCTTGTGCGAGGTACGAGCGTAGCGGCGCTTATACAGCTCTTCCGCTTTATTCTTGCGCCACATGAGTTGTTTCTCATGCATTGCTTTGACTGCTTCACGCTGAGATCTCAGCAGCGCCTTCTCCTCCTTCATATCAGTGAAGAAAAAGTAGAACCACGCCTCAATTGCGCAAGCCTTGTGAAGGAACCATTCACTCGTCGTCATACCTGTATTTCTCCGCTGCCAGTAACGCTGCTTTAGCAGTTGCCTTCAGCTGTATAACGACTATTTCTCTTGGATCTCTGCTTTGCCACGGCCCGCCCATCCTCGCATCCCGATCGTTCCAGATCACTTCAGCAGCGGCGTCGATCATTATCTCTGTTGGCTCTTTAGGAATCATATCTTTGACCATACCAATGATAAATCTAGCAAAAATAATAGGCCAGTACATTGCTCCAGGAATAACAGTGAGATAGCCATATTCCGGACCTAAGAACGCAGTGATAAGGGCAATAACTGCAATATATTGCACTAACGAGATGCAGAACGTGATAGCGACGATTTCGAGCATGTTGTTTCCTTGCACAGTATAGGTGCATTGTACTGTGCAATTTCTTCCAATTCAACAGCGATAGTGCGTTTCACTAATCGCCACTGTGTAACATTCTGCTTGCCGCCAACAAAACGCATCAGCTTGTGAAATGCCAGCATTGCAAGAGTCGGATCGAGAAATCCTTCGATGCCCGTCTTCTGCCAGCACTCACCACACGCTCCATATGCATGATAAATCGGGCAGACCTTCTCTTCGCTCTGCCCTAGCTTGGCATGTTTCTCGCCGAAGTCCGACGGATGCATTGTGCGAGTATACCAGCGTTCGCTATACTGGCGACTATCGCTTTTGGGGAACTTCGCCTCGATCTGGAAGACGGTGTAGGTCTTATTGCTGAATGATTCCATCCTCATTGCATGCACAATTCTTCAAACGAAAGCGGCTTATTTGTTTTGCTCATATTTTCACCCTTTTCATTTCAATGATAGTCATTGTTACAACTATTTGGACCAGCAGCTCATCTTGGTCCACAAGCTTTTCTTGCTTGTCTAGCCGCTTGATGATCTTTGCCTGGATATGTTCGTTGAGGGCTAGCTCTGCTTTGGTGAGAGCCATAATTTGGGAGGTGTACTGATCTCGCCTAGCCATGGTTTCCGCTCCTATGTTGCGTAAGTGTAACACACTAGCTCACATAGTCAAACGCATGAAACGAAAGCAAGTCAAAGAAGAACCCCGGGGAGACCGGGGCCTTCTATTACGCAGTACTTGAAGAGTCAGTAGCCGAACCATGATGCGGCGATTTCGAATATGGTCTTAGACGGCTGCATAACCGGGGCACCGTCGGCAAGGCTGTCGACCGTATCCGCCATGTCGCTGTTGCTGATGGCGCCGCCGCAATCACATGAGAATTCGTGCAGCTCTTCCTGCGACAGTTGGAAGAAACGCATTTGCTTGCCGATAGTGTCGCCGACGCCGGCTGCCTTCAGGTGCGGATCGGAAAGCATAATGCCAAAGAAGGAAGCCTGAGTGGGCGTGATCGTCGTCTGATCCAGATAACTCTTCGGCATGCGTTCGAGATTGTGGTAGAGATGGAGATGGGGAAGTTTTGATTTGCGAATGAGCATAGCCGCATATCGCAGCTTCTCCTTCCGGGTCGTCAGTACTGGAATTGCTTCCAGTACAAGCTTTTCAACGTCAACATGTTTCATCAGTTGGCTCCGTTGCAATCGCTCAGTGCTTGAGCATAAGCATGCTAACACAGATGCAGTTGTAGCACAACTACTTAAACTGAGTTGTATCAAACCTATCGACATTTGGATCTTGCGGGCAGATCCATTCAATAATTCTTCGACCGGAGAAAGCATCCAGCAACGAGCTGCCGTTTATGTCTGGCAGATAGACTGGTTTTTGGGATTTTAACAGATGTACCTTGGGCTTGTCATCGTCGTCATCTGTATGATGGTGATGGCGGTAATTGTGTTGGTGTCCGTGCACGATACCCACGCTGAATCCTATCAATAGACATGCGAAGGTAATAGACTTCATTTTGAGCACCCGTTGTAAGTACCACCCGGTCGAATTCACGTCTTGTTCCTCCGATTTCCCACATCACAAAATATTCTCGTGTGATGTTAACCACCATTATTATAACGGGTACGTGTTTTGGATTGTATCTGGTACTCAAATAACGCTGGAAAGCCGCCGGCAGGATCCACTCACAATACGCACGCTTATACACAATGCCAGGATCGTCTTTTACATACGCAATATATCCCGCAGGACGAATTGGCGAACTGTAAGGACGATTCCTTATTTTTTCGTCGTTAAGCTGAGTGTAAAACCGTTCAAGCGCTGACATCGTGCCCCATCCTAAAAGTCTGCACAGAACATTTGCAGAATTCTAGTTAAATGTCAAATGCACTCAGTTTTTCCAGCGTCGTATCTCGTTAAGAATATTCTGCACGTTAGCATTGGGAGTGCCATCGCCAACAAAGGCCTTGAACAGTTCGTCGGTGAACATTTTGGTTGCGACGTTGACCTTTATCTCATCATCCTTGTACATGTCAGTGAAGAAGTCGTAAATCACATCTCGCAGACAAAGTTGTCCTGCGAGTTTGTGTGAGAGCATTTTTTCAAACTCAATTGTCTTCATCTAGACAACCCTTTCAAATGTTCGTTGTTAGATTCAATTTGTTCAAGCACGTATTTCAGCAGCACCTGATATCGTTCCTCTATCGCAATGCGTTGTGCCTTAGTTGTTGCCAAAGTAACGTGGTTCTCACCGCCTTTGTTTATTTGTTCTCGAAGGTAGGAGACGGCAAGAAACTCGGAATAGACTGACATTCGGATTCCTTTTTCAGGAGAGCAATCGCAAGACGAAGCGCCGTTTGCTGACGCAGCGCCGCTTCAATTAATCTTTGTTTTTCTCCGGGAGCAATGCGACGCTTCATACGATAAAGCTTCACAATGCGTGCTCTACTCTCAACCAGACCCAGCAATTCCGTTATTGCCGCTTCGTTGTCCACCGTGTCCCTCCGCTTCATTCTGCCAAAAGGCGTCGTATGCATATCCTACATAGGTGTCGAATAGTTCGTCAGCTCTGTGTTGACTACCAACCCATTCTGCTAATTCAGGTTGAATACACATTAGATCATCAGTTAGCGCTATCAATTTTCCCGGAAGAAAAGAAGCGACCCGTACTGAATTATTGTATTGTTGGATACACACTACGCCGATCTGTCCTCTCCGTAACAGGACGATGCGCCTCACCATATCACCCAGATAACGTGGTTCAGACCAGATAGACATCAGTTAAGCGGTCCTGCCGCTTCAACTTCAACACAAGTGGGACAAAGCAAATTACCAAAGGCAAGTACGGTCGCACCTTCTTCTTCTGCCTTTGTTGTTATAAGTTCTTCAATAGTTTTCGATCCAGGCAGCTCTTCTTCGAATCCACATTTGGTGCATTTCATTTTCATCAGTAAGCCTCTTGTGTTTCAAACTGAATCACTTCAACGACATTCCAATCATTGTCCGTGCGGACAAGAGTAATGTCGTACATACTGCCCATACCTTGTTGCATACTACGAGCCCATTCAATTGCTTCTTCATCCGTGTA